GTGATGCCCCCGGCCCTTCGGACGCACACCACATCAAGCAGTCCTGCCAGTACACCTGCGTGGCCCTGTGCAAGTCATGCCACCAGGGAAGCATGATGGGCTGGCATGGCCAAAAAAGAGCCTGGGCCATTGCAAAGATGGAAGAGATCGATGCCCTCAATGTGACCATCAAACGGCTAAACGAGAAACCCAAGTATTAACTTTGCTGAAATCGTATTAGGGTAAGTCCCTAGTAAATAATTGGATCAACCCAGTTTTTCCTCAAACTTCGTGTTACAGTTCATTCACTGCAAACGAAGCAGGTTTAACTAAGGAGTTCCAAATGACTGAAGTTCAAGCAACCATCCAAGCCCTCGCAACTGTTGAGTCCCTGACCAACAACATTGACACCCTCGCGGTGCTCGACCGTCAGATCAAAACTCTGACCGCCCAAACCAAAATCCTTAAGGACGGCATCGCCAACACCTTGGGCGAAGGCAAGCACCGTGGTGAGAAATATGGTGTGCGCGTGACCATTGAGAGCCGTGTTGGTTCTTTGAATGCTGACGCCATCATGGTTGCACTGCGCGCAACAGAGCAGTTCAAAAATATGACAGATGCTGAGTTTGTTGAAGAGTTCAACAAGCAATTCCGTGGCGAGTCCAGCGCCGTGATCAAAGTCACCACCACCGCTTAACTTAAGGGGCTTCTGCCCCTATTAAGGATTCATCATGAAAGCATTCCTGATCGTTGAAGGCAATGACCCCAAAACCGCTGACTGGTATTACGCTGATGCCTCTTGGCAAGCCTTGGATGCCGCTAAGGCCGATGGTTACAACGAGGCTGTTGGCTTCGCTGTAGTCAAAACCATGAACATTGAAGAAATGTCTTTTGACGCCTAAACCTATTGGGGCTTCAGCCCCTAATTTGGAGAACACCATGGAAGAGAACAAATCAGATTACGCACGAGGCCTGGATGCAGGTTTGCAGATGGCCCTTGATGTCATCAACAGCACCGCGGGAGTAAAGTTTGAAAGCGTGGCAGAAGTTGGGATGTACCTGTTTTGGCCCGAGCGTTACGCTCATTTCAAAAAACCAGCCAAAGAAAAGGAGCCAGCATGAAACGGCCATTCATCAAGGCATTCAATGCCCTCAAGAAAGCGGGGGTGCCGGTGTACGAGCACGTTGAAGACCGCGGTAACTTCAGCATCAGCAGTGAGGAAGCCGAAAGCTTCAAGTGGGTTGATTACTACGCCGAGTTCCCTTTGTGGCATGGCGAGAGCATGAACCCGGTGTTGCACAACATGCTGTCCCGGCACAACTTGTATGCGGAGTGGGTCAACCCAGGCCGCTTGTCCGTCTATCAAATTTAACCAGGAGAAAACCATGTTCGACAACAAAGAAGAAACTTTTATGCAAACCGTGTACATCTTGGGTGAGGTAACTTATGTGCCCCACTACCGAAACCCCAGCGTGTTCGTGGGGCCTGGGTACCCGGTGTTCAACAAAACCCGGTACTCTGAAGAGCAACTGGTGTACGCCGGTGCAAAGCGCAGTGGCTTCCCCTTGTGGAAGCGCGGTGCCCACGGCATAGTCACTGATAAAAACCCTTGAGGAGCCCATCATGAACCCAATGCCACCGCATTCAAAGATCAGCTACCCCAGCGTGCCCAACAAAGACTTCAAGTGGTCTTCGGGCTCCGATGTGCAAGCCATCTGGCGCAAACACGGATGGACACCGCCAAGCGAAAAGATGGAGCCCCCACCACCCGAGCGCCACATTGAGCCCACACCATTGAGGAGATACAAATGAGCAAAAAACCAGAAGTTAGCCAACTGGCCCGACAAATCCTCAGTGGCGGTGGCCATGTCACCCTGTATACCCAACAGGAGTTCGACGAGGCCCTGGCCATTGGCAAGGCCGAGATCATGACGGTGGCCATTGAAACGTCCAAGAGGGCGGTGTTCATCGAGCGCCAAGCCTGCGCAGACGTGGTCAGGAACCTCGCGGACATGGAAGACGAGGGAGCCGTGTCAGCGGCCCTCAGGGACGCCGCAGAGGCCATCCTGAACCGCATAACAGCCCAAAGGATGTGACCATGCCACCATTCACTCACAATCGATTTGAGAGGCTCCAGCGGGTGGTATTCCTGCTGGCAGTCATTGTCGTGATGCTGGACGTGCTGGTATGGAGGCCATGATGGATGAGGACACAGTCGAGCGCATCTTCAATCTGGTGCGCGAGGAAAACATCCGCATGAATGCTCTGCTGGAGCGCACCACTGAGGAATTTGGCGACAGTGGTGCCATCAGTCTGTGCGTGAACATCAGCGTCAACCTGATCGCCCAGGCCTTGTTGCTGGTGGAGGAGCCAGACCGGTTTTACTTGATGACCATCTTGGCCGATCAGGCCGCAGATCGAGTCAAGGCAGGCCTTGTCCAGGTCGAGGCTGACATGGCCATCCGCAAGGCCAAAGGGAAGGTCTGATGCAGAAATACAACATTAGGGAAAGCACCTAGCAAAAAAGCTTGGAGCACTCTAACTTGGTGTTACAGTAGAGGCACTGCACTGAAGCAGGTTTAACAAGGAAACAACATGCAAGATTTCACCATCACTGTGGTCAGCAAAACAAACCACACCCATGACTATGTGGTTTATGCCCTTGACATGGATGCCGCCATTGACAAGTTGCTGGACAAGATCAGCTACGACATCAGCGTGATTTACGCTGAAGATGAGTGCATTCTTTTTTGAGGAGGCACCCATGATCACACAAGAACAATTCCAACACCGTGTGCCAACCGACCTGGGCTTCGGCCCTGTGACGGTGGCATACGACCACATTGAGCCCGACCCTGAGCATGGCCAGGGAGAATACTTCGATGTGTACATTTTCAACGGCAAAGAGAACCTGACCTACGAGGTGAGCCCCGGTCAGTTCAAACGTGCCGAAGAAGTCGCCCGAACCCACCACCAACACTAGGATCATCATGGCAACAGCAAAAAAGGCCCCGGCCAAAAAAGCCTTAGCAAAGAAAAGTTCGGTTAAACCGAACCCCACCCCTTCGGTTAAACCGAACCTGAAGGCCATGAGCCGACCGATCAAGGTCACGATGCCCCAGCAGAAGTTCAGCATGCCGGTGGAGGTCAGTAACTGGATTGACCAAGCCATGAGCCGCATGAGCCATATGCAATCGGAGGTCGAGCGCCTGAAGAGGGAGAACGCCGAACTCAAGGCATACCGCAAGTTCGCCGAGCACCGCATCCTCAGGAGCGAAGGGGAGTGATCACATGACTGACGAGGAACTGTTGAAGTACGCCGCCAAGGCGGTTGGCTTTGCTGAACCGCACAGCTACAGGCCAAAAACAAATTCACTTTTGTGGTTGTCGCAATCGGGATTCCCGGCGACATGGAAACCCCTTGATGATGACGCTGAGGCTTTTAAGCTGATGGTTGATCTGAATTTGTTTGTGTTCCACGGCTGGACATACGCCAAGGGAGAAGAGGTTCCATTGGCAAATGTGGTGGTAGACAACGCAGAGCAAACCATTGCATCAGGGGAGATCAAGGGCGATGATTCAAAGGCCGCAACTCGCAGAGCGATTGTCAGAGCCGCCGCTCAAATTGGCAAAGCAAAGGAGCAATAAATGTTTTTGCATCAATGTGGAGATTGTGGGGAGCGCTGGTATATCGGTAACCCAAAAACTTGCAAATGCCCAGATGAAACGCCACAGCGCACAGAGCAAGAGCCTGTCATCGACAAGTCAGCGGCTATTCGCATTGCTACGGCATTGGGTTGGGAGCCAAAGCGTGAATGGGTTGGGCTGACGGATGAGGAGATTGAAATCATTTATGCAGAGTGCAATGTATGGGACAAATTTGAATACGAGCGAATGCTTGAAGCCAAACTCAAGGAGAAGAACACATGACACACAAATGGGTTGAGGTCACCATAAGGCTGATCGGCGAGGATTACAAGCAAACCGTGGATGTTTACAGCCAGCGGATCAGCCATGACTATTTCCAGCAACAAAAGCCAGACATGGTCGCGGAGATTGCCGCCGTGGTGAATGGCTTGCCTATGCCGACACAACAGAAGCCAATGGACTTCACAGACAAACCAACGAAAGGGTAAACTTCCACCCTATGCGCTGAAATGACTGCGCGACAAAGGACTGGAATATGACCTACACAATTAAGTTAGTTGACGCTCACAAAGAATCTAAAGTAGATTCATTTGGAGGAGCATGACATGGCAATAGGACAGAAGACGGGCGGCAGGGCACCAGGAACGCCCAACAAGGCCACAACAGACGCCAGACAGGCCATAGCCTCATTTGTTGATGGAAACGCTCACAGGCTCACTGAGTGGCTCGACAAGGTTGCTGATGGGGTGAAGGTCATTGAGGTGGATGCCAACAGTGGGGAGCCAATTGAGCGGTATGTGGTGCCACCTAACCCGGCAAAGGCATTTGATCTATTCCAGTCAGTGGTGGAGTACCACATCCCCAAGCTGGCCAGGATGGAAGTGGCTGGGGACGACAACAAGCCGTTGGTGGTCGAGCACAACGTCAATGTGTTCGGTGAACTGCTCAAGAACATGAAGATGACCCGACAGGTGGAGTGACCATGATCAGCTACACCCCAGAGGGGCACCACATCAAGCTGGGCCTGAACTTCAGCCTGACACAGGGTGGATTCCGTGTGCTGTGGGCTTGGTATGACTTCGCCACCCACAAAGCCACAAGCTATCGCCTGCGCCTGCGTTGGCACATGGCCCCGCGCATCATTTGGGAGTCCAAGAAGTGGGACGTGATCGACAACTACCTCGAAATGAATGGCCTTGAAGTTGTCCACCGAGAGGTGCTCGAAGACCTCAATGCAGTGGAAATGGCCATAAAGCGCACCAATGAACCGCTGGCCTACATCAAGCCCCTATGAGCGCAGTGGCCGATCTGCTGGAAGACCCGGCACTGGTTGAGGAGTTCATCAAGCTTCACCCAATACAGCAGGCGGTGGTCAACTGGCGCATGACGTGGTACCAGAAGGCCCACAAGCACCAGATCGAGCCCCCAGGGGAGTGGTGGAACATCTGGCTCATGCTGGCTGGCCGTGGAGCCGGTAAGACTCGAGCCGCCGCTGAAACCCTGGCTGAATGGGCCTGGGAGCAACCCAACACCCGGTGGCTGGTGTCCGCCCCCACGAGCGGTGACCTGAAAGGAACCTGTTTTGAAGGCGATTCAGGACTGCTCAGTGTTATACCAAAAGTTCTAATTGCTGACTACAACAAGAGTCTGCATGAGCTGAAGCTGATCAATGGGAGCTTTATCAAGGGCATCCCGGCGTCGGAGCCCGAGCGTTTCCGGGGGCCGCAGTTCCACGGTGGATGGCTGGATGAGTTGGCCGCATGGGAATACCTCCAAGAGTCGTGGGACATGATTCAGTTCGGCATCCGGCTGGGCACCCGCACCAAGCTGATTTGCTCGACCACACCCAAGCCCAAAGAGGTGGTGATGGATCTGATCAGCCGGGAAGGCGACGACGTGGTGGTGACCCGCGCCAGCACTTACAGCAACATCAACAACCTTGCGCCGTCCTTCCAAAAGCAGATCCTCCAGTACGAGGGCACCAACCTTGGCCGTCAGGAGATCCACGCTGAGATCATTGACCCCGAGGAGGGCGGCATCGTCCGCCGTGACTGGTTCCGCCTGTGGCCCAATGGCAAGCCCTTCCCCCCGCTTGAGTTCATCATCCAGTCTTATGACTGCGCAACGAGTGACAAGACCCACAACGACCCCACCGGCTCGATCACCCTGGGAGTTTTCAAGCCCATGGATGGCGGCATGAGCGTCATGGTGCTGGACTGCTGGCAAGAGCACCTACAGTACCCCGACCTTCGCCCCAAGGTCATTGACGAGTTTGAAACGGTCTATGGTGAAGGCCGTGAGCGCAAGCTGGTGGACTTGATCCTGGTGGAGGACAAGAGCGCCGGTATCAGCCTGATCCAAGACTTACAGCGTGCCCACCTGCCCGTCCATGCCTACAACCCCGGCAAGGCCGACAAGATCCAGCGCCTGAGCATCGTGGCCAACATCATCAAAGCAGGCCGCGTGTGGGTGCCTGAGTCGTCCGTGCGCAAGGGTTACGTCAAGGACTGGGCCGAGGGCATGGTGAGCCAGATATGCTCCTTCCCTGAAACGGTGCATGATGAGTTCGTGGACTGCATCAGCCAAGGCCTGCGGTATCTCAGGGATGGTGGCTGGATCAGCATTGACGCACCACCCCGCGACCCATTTGATGGGGATGACATCCTCGATGCCGAGGAATACAACAAGCGCCAGCGCGTCAACCCCTATGCCGTGTAAGTTAACTTTCAGGTTCGGTTAAACCGAAGAGGAGCAATCATGGAAGAAATCAAGGACTATGAGAAGGTCATCCACCGCGAGGGCGTGGTGACCACGATGTGTGCAAACCGCTTTGAGGTGCTGTGCCAACCGCATGCTGAGATCAGCGAACAACAGGTGTGGCACCTATTCAAAGAGTGGGTTGTATGGCGGCGCAAGAATGACCAAGTGTGAGCGCCTTGGGGTGTGTCAGGTCAAGCCGCGGTGCAAAGGGTGCCCTGGTAGACCTACGCCCCAACAGAAGGCATAATTCCGCAAACCACCAAGAGGACGAGCGGTGCCACTAACCCCACAGCAACTGGCTGACTTTCAGCGCCTGAGGCAATCCTATGCACCCGTGCTGGAAGCCCAGCGCAGGAAGCAACAGGCCCAAGGCAACCTGGAAAAGATGCACGGCTTGCCTCCGGTGAAGCCACAGCCCAAGGCCAAGGGTGGGTCACAGCACGAAATCAAAGCCACCGTCAAGCTGGGCGACCGCGACCTGCCCATCACCATTGATCCGTGGGATAAGCGTGCAGGCAGGCAGATTGTTCATGTCAACCCAAAAGCTTTCGACAAGGCATTCAGCAAAAGCAGTTGGCAATATGTTGGCCCCAAAGGGGAAGGCGGAATTGAAGGCCGATACCAAAAGTTTGCCGATTTTGCCAAAGACGCGCCTTCAGTGCATGCAAGCAATGCCGATGTCAACAAAGAAGGCGGAATAACATTTGGCGATGGCCGCCATCGTTATGCTTATTTGCGCGACCAGGGAGTGCAAAGCATCCCAATGTCAATGGACAAGCAGTCAATACAGCATGCAAGGCGGCATGGCTATCTGCATGAGGCCAAAGGAGGCTCCATCAACAAAGCCAAGTTCCTAAAGGACAGCAAGGTCAAGGACGTTCTGTATCGTGGCGGCATCGGCCACAAGGAGCTTGCACCCGACTTCTTGGAGGGCAAACCCCGCGCTGGATACGCCACCTTCGCCTCCACATCTCCCCATGTGGCCGGGAGCTATGCCCACACCGATGAGGGCGAATCTGAGCACGCTGGTGGCATTGCCCCCATGCACATCAAGGCACACACACTGCATGAGTTCCCGGTTACCGTTGACAAGCACGGCTCCCGCAATTTTGACAAGTTCGCATTTGATCGGTTTGCGCGACGGCTTGAGCCGGGTCATGCGGTGGTGGCCAGACAGGTCATTGACTATGGCCCACGCGCCAGCACAAAGACCGACCCCGAAAGGCGCTACAGCTACCCCAGCGACATCTATGCTTGGAACAAGGGCACGAAGACAAAGTCTGCCCTGTCCAAAGCCAAGGGCGGTCGAGTGACCCATGCCCACCACCTTGA